TATGTTACAAAACCGTTCAAAGCGCCTAAGCACATGATGCCCGAAGTTGAGGAGTTCATGTATACTAATCCCCGATTAAGTCGGCCTTTTGGCCGTAATCAATATAGGATTGATACGCTACCGGATGACTATGGCGAAGAGAAGTTACTCGAGAAAAGGTAGCAATATACAACCTGCAGCAATGACATTGACTTTTGCAACACCCGATACTGCGGGTGGTCGATATTACATCGATCTGTCTCAAGCTGCAAGTTTAGTTAATCGAAGATTCTACCGCCAGGGTATTAATTGGGCAGTAGCCGGCATTAAGGTTATTTCAGCAAAGTCCGGTACTTTTTCAGTTGGAAAACTGCCAAATTCTTGGGTACTCTCCAACAGTTGGGAGAAATCATTTCGTGCATGGCAACGTATGAATCGTGAAGCTCTTAGCGAATCGGAATCTGTTAAACCTCGTTTCTTGGATTTCAAGATTTATGCTGATTCACAGCATCATCAACTTGGATATGGTGCTAATTTAATGCCAGTGTCTTATACTGGTTCTGCTGCAGTTCCTGGTGAATGGGAACCTTCGAAGTTTCAGATACCAGATACTACTACGTCTTCTGGCGTACAGGACAGGGAAATTATTGCAGTTGGTGCAAATTATCCCGGTGCAGGTGCAAGTGGATTGAACGCTATTTCACTAATTGAAGGATATGCTGCTTCTCGAGCTCTTCCTGCAATCAATGATCCAAACACTCCAACGGATGCTCTACGTGTAGATGGATCTACTCCTCAAAACTGGATTGCTGCAACATTCTCTGATGGTACTCAGCAAACAGATGCTGTCATTACTGACATGGTTACAGAAAATAACCAGGCGCCTTATCCTTACGAGGATGATGGTACTCATACTGATACAATGTACCCTGGTGGAGCCAACCAATTGGTTGGTCTTGAATGGCATGATATTGTAACTCTTTACGAATCGAATGCTACTTTTGGTGTTGGTTCTCAACGTGTTAAGGGAGGAAATTTCCCTTGTGGTTTAATCGCTTTCGATTGGACACCTGATCAGTCAGCTAACGTTGTTTTGCAAATTGATTTAGTTCCTGGTAATCACCGTGGTTACTTGTGTGAACCTATGACGGAGATGTGATTTTATGATACCTGGTAAAACAGCAGCGGATGCAGCTCTTACTGCGAGCAAAGTTGTGGTCGTTCTCGATCACATTAAGAATAATCGAATTGAGTATCTTGTACTGGTTGCTATTGGGCACCTTATCGGTGCTACAACCTACCTTACTGAGAAGGCTGCAGGAGTGTGTGCTTAATGCCAAAATACAACTACGGAAAGACCTTTAAGAAAAATGGTAAGCTCATGCGTTACCGTTACACCAACAAACGTAAGTCTACGAAAAAGTTGGTAGCCGTAAAGGCAACGAAAAAGCGTACTTATCGGAAGCGATATTGATGGCCGAGACTTGTCCACGTTGTGGATCAGGAGATAACGAATCTTACGAGATTGTTGATTACGGCATTTACAAACACACTTGTATCGATTGTGAAGAGGAGTGGGTTGTTTGACTTCGTACTTCGAAATTAGCGGTCACATTGTAGAATGTTCTACGGATGACAGCACCTCACATTCATCGTCTCCTTCGATGGTTTCAGTAGCCGAGCGACCGGAACGAGGTCGCAATTCGGCAATGAACGAGAGCTTTAGCTCGAGAACATCGGTTCGCCCACGTGGACGATCTGATATCCACAGAGAGATTCAACGTTATGCGTTTGATATGTGGACCATTCCCATTCGTAATGCCAGGGCTTCTGATGTTATCTCTCCTCTTGGAGCCGGATTACGGAACTTCAAATTGGGAATGGAAAGGAATCGTGAGTTCTACGATTATCTTACAAATTGATAGGAATCTCATTCCTACTTGTTTGTATACCGAACTTGCTAAATGTTATTTTCTGTTAGGACGCCTCATGGCGGTAAGAAAATGATGTCATTTAGTTCGAGCAATGCTGACAGGAACAACGACAAAGTTGGACTGGCGATCTGTAAAGGAGCTTGGCTCGGAAGACCTGACGAGGCCTGGAAGCATAAGTGCGCTCGCTGGCTTGCCTGCCCGAGTTGCGAACGAAAGAGAGCCGGGAAACGAGCGCATGAAATTAAGGAACGGTTGAAGGTGGCAAAGCATTATTTTGGCAACGATATGACAGTAGGAGTACTAACCGTTACGTTACCTGGACAGAAACATGAAAGCGGCATTCGATTCAAGTCTCTGAAGGAACAGTATGACTATGCTGTGTCCAGGACAACCTTGCCCGGTCTTACGGGATGGCACTCTATGCGTGGCATGAACAGGTTACTTTGTGGGAAGCACATGAAACAAGGACATACGGACTATGGACTTGGCGCAGATGGTGGAACTCATTTTCTTGAGTTTACCTATAATAACAACAAAAGTTGGTGGAATGTGCACATGCACAGTCTGTTCTTCGGACCGGAGAAACTCGATCGGCTTAAGGAAACCAGTGTTCACGTAGAGGTTGACGGAGAGCTATTGCTTCAGAAGGAAAACAAGGGACGTAGTTGTTCGGCCCTGGCTAAACTTGGATATGGTACGCGATACACTTTGGATTATTGCGAACCACATGAGTTGGATCAGATGATCAAATACAGCTCTAAGGTTGCGTATGTTACAAAACCGTTCAAAGCGCCTAAGCACATGATGCCCGAAGTTGAGGAGTTCATGTATACTAATCCCCGATTAAGTCGGCCTTTTGGCCGTAAT